ACCCACAATAGGAAATGCCGTTGCAATAAGTCCCATCAAGTCAATACTACCAAGAGCAGACATAATCCACCCTCCAATCTGACCCAATGAATCCATAATCCAATCACCAAGACCAGATAATGCATCCATAATCATAGGACCAACATTACCAAGCCATGCCTGAAGTTGTGCCATTGCAGCAGGAAAATCTGTGAAAAGTAATCCAAGCCATTTGGCAAAACCAAGAATCTGACCACCAAGCCATGATAATGTTTCACCAACTTTCTTCATCATGCCACCAAGATCATCCCACCATCCAAGGTATTTACCTAGTGCATATAATGCAACAAATGCTGCGATAACAGCAGCGACAAATGGAGCGATTGTGAGTAATGCTCCACCAACTGCACCTATTGCCCCAGCTAGTGCAGGGAATGCAGCAGCCAATGTTCCACCAATACCACTAAGGAATGCCAATGCACCACCAGCCTCTGCAACAGCAGATATGATAGTACCTAATGTCATAAGAGGACCGGCAATAAATCCTAATGCTCCAATGACAACGCCAATTACTCCACCAATTACAAGTAATGCAGCAACTAATTGTTTGACTGGTTCAGGAGCATTCTTAAACGCATCCACTACTTGAGTAATAATAGGAACAACTGTTTTCAAAATAGGAAGCAAGGAATTACCAATCTCAGTTTTCAATGACCCGATACTGTTTTGCATTATATTCATTTGTCCTTCAGTACTATTTGCATAAGCATCAACAGCCTCCTTATTTTGGTTATAGATGTCATTCAATAGTTTTTCCTGATTGATTGAACCATCAGCATTCTTATAATCCTCCATCCGAAGTCCGGTAAGTTTCTGTAATGCCATACCACGACCATTTAATGCACTGATTATTGTACTGCTGGCTTCTTCTTCTGTGATACCTGCACGAGCTGCTAGTCCTGCTACTCCCTTCATTGCAGGTTCAAGATTCTTATATTGTACACCATAATCCATTAATGCTGTAGCTGCTGCACGAGTATCACTTACACTTCTACCCATATCATTTGAGAAGCTAGATACCCAGCCTTTGATTTGTTTCTTCTGACCATCCCAATCTCCACCATTGGTTTTGACCACAGCTCCAAATCGGTTCCATGCAGATTCACTCTTTATAGCACTGTCAATACAATCCTTTGCAAACTTTGTAGCAGCAGCACCAGCAGCTGCAAATGCCATTGCTGCTTCAGTACTTAATGCACCTTTGATTTTTGCTCCAGCACTTTTTATCTTATTACCTGCATTTGCTACTTTTCCACTTATTCCACTAGTGGACTTGCCCACGGTGCTGTCACTATCTTGAGCTGTTTCCTTAATTGCCTTTTTCAAGTTGTTAAGGTCTTTGATTGCCTGGTCTAATTCGGCTACTGCCTTGATAGTTATATCTTCATTACTTGCCATATCATTTCTCACCTCCAAAAAAAAAGTTATTTATTCATTCATTTTCTCATATTTCTCTTCTAACTCCTCATTCTCCTTTGCACGCATACGGAATTGATGATTATAATATCTGATAAGCAATTGCATGTCAGGAGCAAACTTCCTACGGATAACCATATCAATAGGGATATTATGATTCTTAGATACCTCAATATACACCATCATAGGATAAGATTTAATAATTCTCTTGAAATAATGAATCTATATCCTCACTGTCAATATTGATCATATCCATAACCTTAGCGAATAACTGTGTCATATAGACTAGTTGCATCTTTTCATAGATTTCAAGCATGACCTCATATGGTGTGTCTTTGCCATGAAGGGTTGTTTGTTTGGCTAGGAATTTACGGCACATGTCCATCTGATTTTGTAGTGTTTCCTGTTGTATTTTGTCATTGATTTTGTCTTGTACTTGTTGTTTGACTTGTTCTTCCTCTGTTGTTAATGTTTCACCAGTTCTTATCTTACTGTAGATGTCTTGTTCTTCTTCTGTAGTATCCTCAAATAATTTCAGGTCTTGTACAAGGTCTGTGATAGCACTACTGTCAGTTAATGGTTTAACATCTAATTCTATTCTTGCTATTCTTCCATTCTTTAATGGATAATTGAATGTTAACTGTTTTACTTCATATTGGTTATCTAGTAATTCGAGTAATGCTTTTTCATCCTCTACATATTGTATGTTGTCTTCTACATTCTGTAGTGTTTCCTGTGGTTTGATTTCATGAATTGCAGTACGATATCTGCCTATGATATTGTCCACTCGGTCTAATTCAAGGTCGGTTAATTCCTGCTTGTTCAATACCTTGTTGATTAGGACTAATTCATCCTTTTCCAAGTATTCTAATGGGATGTCTTGTGCTTCTTTTATCCACATTGTCTGACTTGCATGTCTTTTAGCTCCACGTACTAATTCTTCTTCTGTTAAATCTTCATCATTTCTGTATTCATTCATAAATATCATCTGCTCCTATAATAGTTCTTCTTTTAAAAAAAAAGGAAGTGTACATTGGAATATTATTTCCCATTTGTATCACTTCCTTCCAACTCCTCCAATATGAGAAAATAAGTAAGGGTATTATTCCCATTCTTATTTCTGCACCCAATCTTTATTTGGTTTACGATTTAATGCTTTGATTTTCACATCAAACTGTGCTGCACCATCTTGACTGATTTCCTCAATAATACATCCAAGGAAATTATGTACAAGTCTCATCACGTGATTCTTTGGATTATAATCAAAGATGTGACATCCAGGTAATGCTTCTATAAGATTGTTCTGAATACCTTGCACACCATCCTGTGTATCCTTATATTTCTGAATCCAAGGAAGATGTTCGATGTCAATACCATTTAATTGGATTTCATAACTGTTTTTACCCATAATCATTGCATATGGTTGCATTTGACGAGTTGCTATTAACTCCTCGTTTTCTTGTTTGATTGTTATTTTGATTTCTTCAACAAAAAGGTATTTGCCTGCAAATCTTACTTCTTGTTGTTCATATCTTAGTTCTGTTCCACGTTCTGCCATCTCATATCACTCCTAGTTTATTGTGGTGTTGACTTCAATAGCTATTACTGCACGTGCAGGTTTAAGTGTACCGGTAACATTGAATGTGTAATCATCTGCACCTTGACTTACTGTGAGTTCGCTTCCTTCTTCTTGTAGGTCTCCACGGTCTACAGCTGCTTCGATTATAGAGTCAATGTCTGTCTGTAGGAATGTGATGTTTTGTTCACTTGTTCTTGCTTTGACAAATGGGTCACATGTATCTTTCACATCATTCAATACTTCATCTGCTATTCTACGGACGGTGAGTTGACCATCAGCTGCTGCTGTACTGAATGCAGTGGTAACACCTAAGAGGATACGGTTGATTTTAATACCTTGTCGTAATTCTGATGTAATGACAAGTACACCTGCATTCATAAGTGTTAACTCTTGACTATCAGTATACTGGTAAGTACTTTCACCTATACCTGTATTGATAGCAGCATATCCTACATCTTCATTGTATGGTGTTTTGTAAATTTTCCCGATGACTGCTCCAGCATAATTGTCCGGATTGATAAGTGCTAATCTATTGCCACTGATTCCTTCACCAAGTGTTCTGAGTGCTGTTACAACTGCTGGTATTTTATCGGGTTCTGCATTTGTATATGCGTCTGCGATTGTACCATACGGTACCACATATGCAATTTTAGCAATACCTTTTGCATAACTATTGGTACAACCAAGTTGCAATGCATTACATTTGCTTAGGATTGCATTTCCATTAGCACTTTTGGTTTCTTCTATGTAGTAGATTTCATGGATTTCTGGTATGTTATCACTATCAGTTACTACCTGTGTAAATGCTGCGTTGGTATCTGTCTTAATACTGTATACATAGAATTTTGTGGTTGTGTTTCCTATCTCGGTAAGTGCTTGTTCTATGTATTCTGTTGTTTTTGTTAATCCTTTTCCATCAACAAGAGTTTTGAATGAGTTGATGGAATCGAATAATGTGTATTCATTATCTATTGTAAGTGCTGTGCTGGTCTGTACAACAAATAATGGGATTTCATCTTGTTGAGTATTTACTCTACCTGTTGTCTCGGTAAAGTATACTCCTGGTTTCTTATTGTAAACCATGTTATCTTAATCCTCCAAATAAAGTTATTTTATCATTTATTTTCTGTTGTTCTTAGATTACATTGATGTCATCTGATTCTATCTGTTCAATCCGGTCACCAGGAATAGGAACATATTCATGATACGCACCATGGCATCGGAAGACACTATGAAGTATAGGTGGCTTTTCCTGATATTCATCCAGGTCAAATGGAGGTTCAATATTCACTCCACCTTTCAACAAGCCATGCTTGAACATTAATGGTTCATAATGATTCCTGCTAGGATAAGGACATTGACATGCAGTACGACCTACTGCTGCACAATCATTACGGGTATAACTACATAATCCATTAGTATAATTGGTACAATACATATAATGTTGATTTTGTTCCTTATACCAACAATCCATTATCTGCTTGTTAATGCTTTGTCTTTCATTTTCTTCATAACACCAGACATCCAATTGAATATCTGTAGCACGTTCATACATGAGTTGTAATGTATCCTCCAAGACACGATACACTCCATCAGTACTGACATCCAATACATCTAATGTTATACATGGCATTACAGGTACTTCTGGTCTGTGCTTGATGACTTGTACAACACTATTATTAATTGTGATTCTGTTTTGTAGTAGATCAACAAGATATGCTTCAACAGGATTAATCAAATCTACCATGATTTATCCTCCTCCATTGTAGTTTTCCCAGAAGTGTTCTACTATCTTTTCACGTGGCTTGACTTTGCTGGCGGCTTGTTGGATGAATGGTCTTGCAGCCATCTTATATGTTCCAAAGTTCACGTATTGCCAGTAATTGGCACTGTTGGTTTGTATTCCTTCTAAGGTGTTGCCTTGAGTATGTACTTCATAGTTATTGCTTCGTCTTAGATTTCCTGTTCCCTTTGGTGGTTTTCCTACTGGTGTTTTCTTGATGATTTCACGGTTGAGTTCTAGCATTGTGGTTTTCATGGATTTGAGCATTGCTGCTCTTATCTTGGTTCCTTCTAGTTTTTTTTCTAGTTCAGAGCCTACATCTACTTTCATCTTGAATGCCATGCTTTAGTCACCACCTTTACGTCGGATTCTCTCTAGGTGTACCTTTTTATAGTTGTGGAAGTGATTGTATGTTTCTACTTCTCCTATGATATGGTATCGTATTCCTTTTTCATCTTCTAGTTGGTCATATCGTCCGAGTGTTGTGTTGATGTCAATATATATCCTGTATAGGTTTTCTTTTTCTATACCATATTTTTCTATGATTTCGTTATTGTTCTCATTTTGAAAATCACAGAGGATATCATCACTGTACTTGTATGATTGTACTTTTTCACCATAGACACCAGTAGCATTCAACGTTGGGATGTATCTGTGAAGTGTTGCATTAGGAAAATGTATCATATTAATTTCACCCTTGCATCATACATTTCACGAATATTATTAACTAGTGCATCTATAGTGTTGACTCCAGCCCCATTAGTGTTGGTGTTGCTTGCATAACTGATACTAACATCACCTTCACTAACACTGGAAAGATTATAATTACCATTAGATTTGAATAATTCGACAACCAAAGGAATCAGATGAGCATCTGATGCATCGTCGTTGTAACCATACTGGTAGTCGGCTTCTAGAGTACCAGTATTATTACCGTTGAGATATATTATACCCTCATCATAGTTGATTTTCCTTGGAGTTATAATCTTATCATTCACCTTTACTTGTAGACTTCCATTTAGGATTGGATAGAAATCAGTGACATACACCTCATCATCAAAGTCAGGTATATACTCATTCCTATTAGTTGGTGTGAAGTATTCCATACCGACCAAATGCTGAGCTTGACTAATTGTTGCAGTGATTTGTTCTTCTGATGCTGTTATTCCCTGACCTGCAAGTATGTTTATTATTTCTTCAGTCATAGTCATCTTTAATCACCACATCTCATTATATTATATTTATTCTGTGATTCCATCAATTACAAATGATTTGAACGGTGCAGTATTGTATGCTGTTACCCATGCGTAGATTGCACTTCTTGTAGCAAGGTCAGTCTGTGCAAGTTCAATATAGCTTGGTCTGCGTTGATATGCAATATCAATAGTACTTGAATCAATAACTGCGAGTCTATGTTCATCACTATCAGCAGGAACATTCTTATCTACAAGTATAGGTATGAAGCTACCATCAGTTGATTTGAATGTTGATACAGTGTGGCCTAATGCGATTTCTGTTACGTTATTGTATCTGATGAATGGACTTACAAGTGCATCGAGTTGGTCTGCTACAACACTGTCTGTTACGATACAGTCTGGTGTTCCACCATTGTCTATACAGGTTCTGATTGCTTCTTTTACTTTAGCTTCTGTAATAGATGCACCCATACTGTCACTATCAACACTTTTCCAGATTTTATCAAATTCTAATGGATTTGTAGTAGCATCTCCTGCAAGTAATGCTTGGTCGATGAGGTTGTTTACTTTGATGTATCCATCGGTGATTAGGTTTTCTTTGAGGTTGATTGTATCATTACCATCCTGTGCTTTCATTGACACTTCGATTGGTATTGCAATTGTTCTGGTGTGGTCTGGATGTTCTGTGAATTGTTTTGCAGTATAAGCTGGTATTCCTACTTCTGGTATAAATTCTGCATCGCTTCCACCGGTTTCTTCAAAGAACACTACATTATTAGTACTTATATCTCTTGTCCTGTTGTTGATTTCTAGGTATTCGAGGAATGTTTGTTCTCTTACTGTTTTTGATTGTATCTCTGGGATTTTGGTTATCTGCATTGATGCAGGTGCATTGGTTGATAACTGTGTTGCTTTATCAATAGCGTTTGCTAAGTTGTACATGTTATTATCCATAAATAATCTCTCCTATTATTATTAT